TCCCACCCGGCTCCTTCAAACTTCAACCGATCTTCACACATCACGCAAACATTCGTTTCCTTCAATATATCTTGTAACAAGTATGGAGTAATAGAAAACGTAATTGGTTTATCACTATACCGCATCCGAGCCGACTCCTTAAACCACCCGGCATCACTTTTGCTGGTTACTGTAATGTACTTATCACCTATTGTAATCGTTACAATTTCATCTAGGAAATGATCACGTTTTGCAAATACAGCAGCACGATCCAGGATTTCATCAATTTGTTTTGGTAAAACAATTTCCACCCCCTCAACCTTTAAGAACGGAGCGGTGTCAGGAAACGTATCTTCAAACACCCGGCAGGATAATATGGTATCCTCATCAGTTTTAAAATGAATCCATCCATCACCTGTAGCTATTTTAGTAGGCTTTATTCTTATTACTTGTATAGCTGCCGAGGCAGGCAGTAGGAACTCCTCTACCGGCATTTCTTCCTCCAGTTGACACCTAGTAATACGGAAACTATCCGAGCCCTCAATGACTCCCTCCTTACTTACATGAACGCAAGTCAAAACAGGACGGCTCATGTCATTGGAACAGGTTGCCATTGCCCGGTGGACGTATGATAAGAAATCTTCCGGCAGGGCTTTCCACTTTCCTGTTTTACCTATTTCCTCCAGTGGCAGAGTGATTTCTTTTTGTAGGGTTAAACCGGCTTCAGTCTTTCCACTTTTTAGTAGTAGTTCTCCACCTTTGATTTTTACTTCAATTTCATCTTCCTTTAAACGGTTCAATAGTTTATGAAGTTCCTCGGCTTGGATAGCTCCTTCAATTTCTAAGTCTTTGACCGGGTGGGATACACTGATTTCATCATTGTACGTTACCACTCGACCGTTCATAAATGCGAACGAAGTGGACTGTTCAATCATTTCCTTTGCGGCCAAACCTGGTTTGACTGTTTCAAGGGCTGTTAGTAAGTGTTGTTTTTTCATGTTTTATTGTTTATTAATAACTGGTATTCCTAATTTATGTGCTAATTCAATTTCATGCTTCATGCCTTCACTTATATTATTACCATATAACCGTAATTCATCAATAAATCCTCTTTTCATTAATTCAATATCATTTTTAAGCCCCCTTGCTCTTTCTTCTGGTATATTATCATTTAAACAATGGCAAGCAAAAAAACAAGGGGCAAACGGGATAGTATCAGGTTCATTAAGATTAATTTCCCTTCCAATTTCTGTGATCTTTTTCAAGTTCCCTTTAATATTTCCGCTTATTGGATGTGCTATATAGATTATTTTCATAATTTTATATATTAAATTATTGCACCTTTATTTTGAAATCTAATTTTTACTTCTTTTAAGTTTTTTACAGCTTGTTTATAATAGGAATCTTTTAATTCTATTCCGATTCCAAATCTACCATAGGATACCGGACTATATACTTCCGAACCAACACCCATAAACGGTGTAAAAACAATTTCTTTAGGATTAGAATATAACTCAACAAGCCTATCTATTACATCTAATTGTAACGGGTGTATGTGCTTTTCATCATCTTCATCTTTGGATTCTTTATATTGTAAAACATTATCAATTCGAATGTCATCCCAAACAGCAGATGCGTATCTTTGCCAAATTATATGACTCAATTTATTTGTTTTTGGATCCGTATAGTTTTTATATTTTTTTCTTAACAAATCTAAAGGCCCATATTTTTCAATCATTTCAGGAAGCATTGGTATTGCCCCTGCATAATAAGATAATCCAAATTCATGTGTTACTGGTACTTCATTTTCCCCGTTCTTTTTGAAAATTAAAATATAATCCGGGGTTGCTGTAAAACATTTAGTAGAATCTTCTACTATAAATTTATGCATCAATGATTGCATCATAGTACGGAGTCTGACTTTCAACGGTTCTTTCCATATTGTTATTCTATTCCGACATTTAAAAGCATATTTGTTGTGTAACTCAATTATTTCATGAGGAAAATCCCAAATACTACCATCGTTGTTATGAATATCGGTACAATGAACGGCTGTTATTCTTCCGGGTTTTGTAATTCTCGAAATTTCTTTTATTAAAAATTCGTAATGTTTTAAAAACTCTTCCCTAGATTCACAGTTACTAAAATCATTTATAGAACTTGAATAATTAAACAATCCAGCGAAGGGTGGTGAATATACAGATAAGTCTATACTATTGTCATCAAATTTTGGAGTTACATACATAACATCACTGTTATATATAGCATATTTATCTGTAATTAATTGATCTTTTATCATTTTATATAAAATTAGGTAATACAACTTCTTTATTAAATTTACTTGCTTTTATTTTAAATTCAGAATTTAATGATATATTCAGTTTAGTAAATAGTTGATCTGCTTTTTTCGTTTTTGCTAACAAAGAATCCAGTACTCTTTTTTGCCCATCTGAATAGACAATATCAACAGTTACTGGTTTGGTTTGTCCGAACCTCCAGAAACGTCTTATTGCTTGGTAATATTGTTCATACGAAAACGTAGGAAAAAATATAGTATGATTACAAAATTGCCAATTAAGTCCAAAAGCTGTCATTTTTGCTTTTGTAACTAATTTTTTAATTTCTCCATTTGAAAAAGCTATTAATAATTCTTCTTTTTTATCCAAATCCATACTACCTTTTATCTCATATACATTTTTATCTAAGTGGTTGATTAAAGAACTTTCATCGTTTCTATTGCACCAGTAAACTGATATATTATGTTTTGATGATAATTCTACTGCTTTTTCACATCTCTCATTTACCGTACTTCTTTGTTCAATAAGTATTTCAGGCAGTGTTTTTGCAATAGGTGTAAAAAACATTCTTTGCCCGTGGCTTACTAAATTATTTTCATTTTTAATTGGATGGTAATTTTTAATCAATTCAGGAAGTTCAAATTCTTTATCACTAAATCCTAAATCGGAAGGCTTCCGCATAGAAATGGACCAACTCGATACCCATTTAAAAAAATCAGTTCTTGCATGTCCTTTTAAAATCCATTTTGTTCCTATATTTTGCGGGCTTATGGTATCTTCATTGTTAGTAAAGAATTTAGTAAGCATATCGGTATATCCTAAATATCCGAGAGCTTCCGAGCTAGTTCCTAATTCAATAAAGTCATTTGGTGAGGGTGTTGCTGTAAATAAATATCTATATTTTACTTTCTTTAAAAATGATGTAACATACCTTTTTATAGCCCCATCAAAGTTTTTAAGTATTGAGCTTTCATCTAAAATTACGCAATCAAAATCTTTGTAATCAAATTTATTTAATCGTTCATAATTACAGATAACTATTTTAGTGGTATATTTCCCATCCTTTGAATACATGATGTCATCTATTCCAAACTTTTCAGCTTCTTTTATAAATTGGAATGCCACGGCTAAAGGAGTTATAATCAAAACAGGTTTGTTAGTTTTTTTAGTATAATTTTTAGCTATCGTTAATTCTATAATTGTTTTTCCAAGCCCTGTATCCAAAAATACAGCCACTCTTCCCTTTTTTGACACATATTTAGTTACATACTTTTGGAATGGAAACATTGCATTAGGAATAAAAGCAGATTGGATTCCAAAATTGCCCGATAATTGTGATTTTGCTTCTAAAAATTCAATATATTCTTTCATTCCTTTAATTCAAATCATTAATTCTATTAACCAAATTTTCAGAAAACAACGTCCTATCTTCCGGACAATCATAAACCTGTTTTGTAGGATTGTACCGGAACTGCAAACGGTTCTTATTGCCTTTTGTACTGGATAAGTAATAAGTACAATTCTTTGTAATACAACTTAAAGAAACCGGCCCGTAATACCTATCATAAACAACACCGCTTTTCTTCTGTACAAACAAAACTTGGTAATGTTGTATGCTTTCTAAGTATTTATCCACACTCAAAACATTACCACAAAACTCACTTGGTACTTTTACGTAGAATCCAGGGTCATCAGAGAACCGGATCAACAAAGGTGTCTCGGTTGGTTTTATCAGGTAGTCCAAACCCATTGCATGTAAAAAATTGGTTTTTTCATTCCTGTTTTTAGAATTGTTATTTTTAACCTTTTCGTTGATTCTCATTGTTTTCAAATGTTCATGCCGTCTTATCAACGTTGTGCCGGTTAAATGTTGGTTCAACTGGTTTATGGCTTTTGTACGTCTTTGCTTTCCGGTGTGGAAGTCAGTTTTCCATTTGTTCATTTTATCAAATTTTGTATGTGTTCTTCTACTTGTTGGTTTTCACCTTCTTTTTTTCCAATTATACAATATTCATGTCGTTTTGGAAATCGTTTTGTTGCTATCAATGTTTTTACGAATGCCGTTGTTATTGGCGTGCCTAAATCAATGATACAAATATTATAAATAGAAAATCCAGCCTCTTTAAATAATTTAATTATATCTACATGGTATGGATAAAATACTTTATTTTTTGTAAAATCATTAATACACCACACACAATAAGAACCAGGTTTTAAGATACGATGATTTTCCTTTACATGTTTGTACAAAAAATGTATAAATGCTCTATATGTTTTTGCATTTCCTAATTGTTCTTTTTCATCCCCATAGTATTCCAAATCCCAGTACGGCGGGCTAGTAATTGTAAAATCAGCAATCTCATTATCCAAATCAACTTCATTTGAATTACATTCAATAAGTTGAATTGTATTCTTGTTTTTGAATAATGCGCATCTCATTCTTTTTTCTAATGTTTCTTGAATTTTATAATTTGCTTGCATAAATTCATGTGAAATATCCACACCAATATAACTACGGTTTGATGTGTATGTAAGTTCCATTCTACTATTATGCCCAGCAAAAGGATCATACATAATTCTATTTTCAGGGCAGAAAAATCTAACAAATGTTTTCCCTACATTTTGTGGAAATCTTGATAAAGCGCCTGTTTTTCCACCGCGTACACTTTGCCCACTTACATCAAAGGTTTTTCGCAATAAACGGTTTTCTATTTTATCCAGTGCTTTTTTGTTTGATTTGTTATAAGACCTGCCATTTTTTATGGGAATATCTATTGCCTTATCACTTCTATCATTATACAAAATAGAATGTGGCAAATCTTTTGTGCCCATTTTAAATAGAAAATTTGATCTTACTTTTTTAGAATTTGCAAGACTTTCTTTTGTTTTTCCTTTGTTAGTCATATAAGGCAATTATTCTATTCCAAATACTTCCATCATTTGTCGAACTCTACGATAATGGCAACGAGTTTCTGTTATATTACTAACAAGTCCGGTTCTTTTCATGTATAAAGTATCTGCTTTTTTTATACCTTCAGATTCTTTCACCTTTGAATTTTCCTTTAGGACAATAGAAATTGCCATCGTTCTTGTAAACTTACCCTTTTCAGACTTTTTCTCAGCTTTCTTTTCCGGCTTATCCTTCGGAACAATCTTCATCGTTGCTTTCGGCTCAGCTTTCTTCTCATTCCCTTTTTTCACATACTCAGGTTCAACTTCTTTTTCCTTTTCAGCTTCTGGAGCTTCTTCGGATTCTGTTTCCTCAACCGGTCCATCCAATATCTTTAACATTTCTCCACGTAAATCTTCCAACTCTTTATAACCATTCAACTTTCCACGAATTGCTTTGAATTCATCATTACTTTTTGCAATGTCTTTCAAATCCTTAATTCGTT